AAGCGGCTTATGGTGATCAGCCAGGTGCAGATTCAGATGTGCAAGAAGCAACTACAAATATAGATGATGCTGATGTCCCATCTGGTACTCAGACAGGTACTCAGACAGGTACTCAAACAAGTGCTGAAACAGGCGCAAATACACAGACACCTGCACAGTCAGCTCAGACTACCTCAACTGCAACTAACCAAGGTAATAGTGCCCAAGATAGTACCAAAACTGAAACTAGCACTGAATCCACTACACCAGCTCAATCTGATCCTATTGCGACAGACACAGGTACGAATCCTACGATAGCTCCATTTGTAGAAAATCCTGCTGGTTCTGATGGTAAGCCAGTATCCAGAGCAACGTTCTACAAAGAGAATAATATTGCTAGGACATTGGATGCCAGAGAGAAGTCAAAAAACAAAAAAGATTATGATGCAGGGGTTGTAGCGGTCAATGAAATATTGACTAGTCTTCGTAACCTCTTTGGTATCACTGAGCCAATTGAGTTGGCTACAATTATTGATGTAGCAGGTAAGCAACGTAATGGTGCTGCTGCTAGAGAGCAGGGTATTATTGCGCTTAATACTGCTTCTTATGAAGCTATTGGCAGAGCAGGACGTTCGCTTAAAGGTAAGAAATCCAATGCTGATGATGTCGTTATTGCCGAAGCATACGAAACGGTATATCACGAGTTTGGGCATATTCTGGAACATGTTCTATTTAACCAGGCAGACCAGAAAACCAAAGATGCTATTGAAGCTGAATATCAAGCTTGGGTAAAGAACGAAAAGCGTGGCAGTCGACAGCCTACTGGTAAGCAGGTGGTCAATAAAGATAAACAACACCCAAATCCAGATTACTGGTTAGCTCGACATGAATGGCTAGCCGATCAAGTAGCGCGGTACATTACTACCAAGCAATTTAGTGAAACAGCTGATCCGCTATTTACGGCATTTATTAAAGATGTGGCTAGCAAATTAAAAACCCTTTATGGTGATTTTATTGCTGAACTGCAGATAGCTGTCCCAGCTGCTCCTGTAATGCCACTGGCTCAATTCTTAGACGCTCATATAGAATCTGTCCGTACTGGTGTTCCTTGGGATGTAGATCCTGTTACACCAGTAACTACAAAGCCTGAAGGGGACGCTAACTATGATTTTCGTGCATTAGCACTGAAATTAGCTAAAGAACGTGGTCGAGTATCTGGTATATCGTTATCCAGAGAAGCAGGCATTTCCTTAGAAGAAGCTCTTAAAATTGTAGGAGCTTTAAAAACAGAAGGTTTACTTGATGGTAATGGTGACCCTATTGCGAAATCAGAGACTAAACCTACTAAACCTACAGAGACTGCTAAACCTACTAAACCTGCAGAGACTTCAGAGACTACTACTAAAGCGACTAAGCCAGAGCCTAAATCTACTAAAGAAGCACTTAAGGAACAGCTTACAGCGATTATAGATTACTTAGAGATGGTCCAGAAGGATGGTCGACTAGCTAACATAGATGGAAAGATTAGTAACTTACTCGTTAAGATTAAGGCTGCTCGTAATGCTGGCTTTATAAAAACTGATGCAAAGAAAAAGAATATCAATAGAGGGTACAAAGAAATTGTTGAGTTGTTTAAAGCAACGTCACCAATAACTGCAGTAACAACTGCAACTGAAGCAGTGACTGAAACAACAACAGAGACTGAAACAGTACAACCTGTAGAAGATGGTAAGCCAGCATTAGGCGAAGCATTACTAAATGACACTAAGATCGATGGCATTCGTAGAATTACCGACGTAATGCAAGCAGGCAAAAAGAAAATCCATGGGTTATTCCATTCTGTAAGTAACCTGGTCACCCGCATATCAGAAGATGGTATCCAGGAATTACTGGGTATTACTAACTTTGTGGGTAACCAAGAGAAAGCAATGGCTAACTTTGCTGGATTCATTGGTATGTTCCACAGTACGGTATTAGGTTCAGAGGGTATTGATCCCTTGCTTAAATTACTGAGTAAATCAAACGATCAGGGTAAGGCTGACATAGTACCTACTGCGGCTAATCCAAAAGAGCTGCAGCAGCAAATCGATGAGATAGAGAATAAAGCTAAAAAAGAAAAAAGAGATCTGACAACCAGAGAAACAAACCTAATTGCTGGGTACAAAGAAAAGATTACAGTACGAAGTGCTTCTACCTGGAAACCAAACAGAGCAGGTGACTTACAAAAAGACCCTATCGGTTGGTTTATCACATTTGATAAAGATGGTAATCGTAGTATTAACGAAAACTTACTCAGCGTCATAGGCACTGTTGCATATAACTGGTTGGCTACTGAAGCTGAGAGCACACTCCACAATGATGATGCTGTTATTAACGGAATACTTCAACGTAATAAGAGTGATGACTTACAGTATTGGGAACGTAACGCGTTATATGACAAAGGCAGTGTACGTAACGCTTTAGCCCATAAATTAGGTGCCCAAATCTGGGCTCAATTAGGTCTTGAAATTAAGTCTACTACTGATGGATTTATGAAGAGCCAATTGCAACATGCACTGGGTGACCTAGCAATTACTGTCATGCTACAGAATGATGTTCTGGTACAGCAAGAAATACAGCTTGGTCCGTACATGAAAAATAATACGGATGTCAAAGTAAGTGATTACGCTAATACTGCGAAAGATTTCACACGCTTTATTCGTCCTAAGACTAGCAGTAAAGGCATATACGATACCTCACAAAACACGGTTTATACACTTGTGATGCGAGATTCTAAATTTATTGGTGAAGTACTGGATAAATTATTAGTTGATAGAGCCGCTCCACGTAAACCATCGTTTACTGTGCCTACATTTGTACCTGAATTTGTTCGTAAGTCTAAGCAACTTATCCCATCGGCTACTCGAAAAGTACTGGAGAAAATGCAGTCTGTTCCATTTAGCCTGAAGTCCAACATGCTGGATGTATACCAGTTCATGACAAAAGAAGACATCGAGGACATGCTTGGGTTTACGCGTAATATTGTAGGAAAAGAGCACGAAACTAGACACCCAACTGTTGAAGGAAGGAATCTAGGCATAGAGCGTGAGATGATGCACCTTGATAACTTCATTGAGGAAAATGGGGACAACAAGTTTGCCAATATTTTCTTTAATTATTTTGTGATCAGCAGTCACCGTATTATGGATGACAGTAATACGATTAATATGCAAGCCAGTAAATTCCACAGACATATGTTTGGTGCCAAAGCCTGGGAAGTGGAAGTAAACAGTGAAGAGACTCGTAGAGTATTCAAGCTTGCAGTAGCACTTGCCTTCGGTGTTAGTGTGGATAACCAGCCAGTAGACGAATCTCTTGCAATGTTCGATAAGTTTAATAACGGCAATACCAAGGAAGGTAAGAAGATTAAGAAAGCGGTTAAAGCAATCAAGGCAATACAGCAAGCCAAGAAGAACAAAACAGTGCTATCTGGCGAGCAAACATTTGCGTACCAAGCAGCCATTAAAGAAGCGGTTATGGATACAAAAGGTGATCCTGCGCATATTCTAGATGGTTTACTAGCACTCGCTGCTTATGATGCAAAGAAAGCTTTCACGACTAATCTTGCAGTAGAAACTGATGGTAAAACCAACGGTGTTGTTACTGGCATGTTGCAGTCTATGCTTGAAGAAAATATAGAAGAGCGTCTTGCTGCTGGAGCCATATTTACTGATGGCACAACAGATTACGGTGAATATAGAAAAGCAGGTAATCTGGATGCCTATGAGCAATTGGCTCAAAAATGGAATGCTTTACTTGATAAGGTATTTAATTCTGATGACGCAGTTAAAGCAAAATCAGTTGTAGCAATCAGTGGCTTACTATCTAAAGAAGTCGTTGCTCAAGAGCTTGTTGCTATCATTGAAAGGGAACATGCAAAAAATCCTTTAATGATTTCTACCTACGGTGCAGGCGTTAAGAAAATCGTTGCACAGTTTTCAAATGTTGTTCTGGAAAAAGTGTACGAGAAGATTGCAGCCAACATGGATAACCAGGCAGCCTTAGATATTATCTCTGCGCAATTAACTGACATGATGGGCTTAGAGGTAAAACTCGTTAAAGGTCCAGCCTTACTCGCCTACAGATTACCTAATGAGGTTGGCTTTAAAAATAAAGTCATCGAAAGTTACGGTGCTGCATTAAGCGGAGCTATTGAGTCTCAATTTAAGCAGTTTACTGTCTATCGAAAAACACTCAACCTTGCTTTAAATACTGCTTTCAAAATATTCTACAGAGAATACGAAAAGCGAGTTGCTGAAGCTAAAGCTAAAAATGGTGGATACAATTTAACTGACGTACAACTAGAAAAGCTTGCGTACGATATGCAAGAGTTGATGCCTATTTTCAAAGGTCCAATCTCTGAAGGCATAAAAGACGGCTTACTTGCCATGAAGTCAGTGAATAAAACACTGCATCAGGAATCCTCGAATACACAGCAATCGTATAACGGTGTGATTAGAAACACTAATGCTTCCAGTTCTACTGGACATGTAAAGTATCGTGATTTCTCTGCACCTGGTGTGGCTGGACTTATCCAAGCGATTCAATCTGTGGATAGTGGCACTATTCAGGGTGTGTTGGGTGATTTCGATATGCTGAATATGTACGATGCAGGTTACTACAGTATCTTAGATGTGGTTGGAGCAACGGAACAAATTAATGTTGTATACGGGAATCTAAATAAAAAATACGATCTTGCTAGCGAAGTACTAACTACGCTTAATCGTTCATTGGCTCATATTGAAGGCGATCTTAACGCAAAGAGTGAAATCAACGCTTTAATGAATGCGGATATCAAGAAGAAAGAAGACAAGCTTGCTGATCCAATTGCTACGCTTTTAACTGACATTAATAACCTAAATAACATGGTGACTAATGCACGAGAGGAATTCTATAAAAACAATCCAGATGCACGATATAATCAATACGTTTTCCCAGGTACCTCAGTTACTCTATCGGATAAACCAAGTAATACCAAAAAGGAAGCTAACGAGGAAACCATCGCGCAGAAGAGTAGCGAAGTCGTCCAAGAAGTAGTAGCAGAATCTAAAGAAACGACTAAAAATCCAACAAATCCAAATGATTCAGGTGATTTGTTATTTGATGAGGGCTTTGGCTCTTCCGATCAAGATATCGATGTAGATTCGTTTAAGGATGACGTACCTGAACCATCAGGTCCAGAGTACACGCTAAACATCTTTGATGCGTTGGCTAAATTAGGTAACACCACTGAGTCTACAGAGCATGCTACTTATCTTAGAGATTTAATTAGCAATATTGTTAACCGTACGTTAGCTCCATTGGCATTAAAACGAAGAGAAGCAGGTGCGGTTACTAAAGGGGCTATTCGCGGTAATACCATTTATATGGAAACAGCGGAAGTTAATACCATTGGTAATGGCTTCGCTATGAGTGCCCAAGAAACGTACACTCACGAGCTATTCCATGGTGTTACTCGCACAGCTATTAACGAAGACTTCAATTTACGTAATGAATTAGAAAACATTTATAAGGCAGCCAAAAAAGTTATTACCTGGGAAGATTTCATCGATAAAGATGTTGATGGCAATCCTATCTATAGAACAGACCAGGCAACTGAAGAAGCTGAAGCAAAGAATCGATTTAATTACATATTTAATAACGGTGTAGTTACAGAAACTAGCCGCATTGATTCACTCTCAAGACATAAAGTTGTTAGCCGTCACCATGCTTCATTGCATGAATTTATGGCATACGGTATGACCAATGAAAAGGTCATCAGCATATTAGGTGGTGTCACCATACAGCCAGATCGTAAGTCTCAACCAAACACGATATTCCGTTACTTGGAAGATCTGTTCAATAGAGTACTGGATTTCGTCACAGGTCGGGTATATCGGTCTAAATCGGTTACTGCAGATAAGGCTCTAGCTGAACTTGCTGATCGTATGACCTCTGTGCATGAAGCTAACCGCAGTGCATTGCTACAAATGGTTAGTAACGTTGATCTTAATGGAGCAGCTTTAAAAGCCTTAGATGTTGCTATATTCAGCCCAGCTAAACGGTTACACCAATTTACACGAGATTCTGATAATTACGTTGGGATGACCTACCACACCGTATCAGGTTTGTTTATCCATGCTAAATCTAAAGCATTCCACAATGTGGTTAAAACCATAGCAAGGAATATTGGTTTAGCTGAACTAGGTCTACTGACCAGTACTGTACGTGAAATGATGGGTACGACTAAAGTTAACGCTGTCTACCATCAGTTACTTACTATGTCTAAAAAGTATGTTGACCAGGCTCGTACACAATTAGAGCAACAAGTGGCTGCACAGATCATGAAAAACTTCCTGTCAGATGTCCCTATATCTAAGGACGAGTCTGCAGGTATTCTTCGTGCACTGATGGAAACAGATGCGGTTGTATTGATTGATGACTTTGGATTCAATGGCATTATGGAAATGTTACGCGATGAGTCAGCATTACAGACTGCCATTAAGAACACTGAGCAATTACTGGCTGGTGATCCTAATTATGGCTATTACCGTAATCAAGCTGATGGTCTTGGACAGCTAATGGCTACAGGTGAAACGACTGTTGCTGATCAACGTCAGAGTGTTTCTATGATAGCCCACCTCACGGGTGTGACTACAAGAGAAACGCTACCAGAGGATTCAGCAAGCTCTCAGATGGAAATTATTGAGCGGTTGGCTTCACTGTATGCAATTGAGTATACAAATGACTTCTACCGTAATAAAGCAGCAGATGTTATGCAGCGTGAGTCCGATATAAATGCAGATGATAACGGTATCTTGTTTACGCTTGGATTACATAAAGCATTCAAAGAGGACTCGAAATCAGATTTATTTGATAATAATCCAAACCAAATGATCAAAGGCTACACCTCTGAAATATTTGACCCGTCCGTAGCGGTAAAAGTCGTTAGTGTCTTACCAACAAAAGCTGAAAACGAGAAACAAGCTAAATTGCTTAAGATTCAGAATTACAAGCTAATGGATGTTCTGGAAAAAGACCCGAAAGATCCGCATAGTGAAAAGCAAGAACTTTGGGTATCAAAAGACAGCCTGAAAAATAGTCGTGTTAAGGGAATATTCTCGTTAACTAATCAAAATCTGCGGGGATTTACCCTGGAAGATTACTACATCAATAAAAAGATCAAAGGAGCTCCACTCAAAGCGATCATAGCCAGAGATAAAGTAGTTAAGAACAATGCCCAGGAAGTAGAGCGACAGTTCACAGATGCCCGTATGTCTCGTAAGAGCACGAATAAACGCATTGTGCCTATCAATGATGGCAACGGACGTACCACAGGGTATCGTTACATGATGAGTAAATCGAATAAAGTAGGTCTTTTGAAGAAGACTGAAAATTTCAGTATGGTCATGGGGCGTATGTATGGTAATAAAAAAGACAAAGTAAATAGTCCCAAGGTTAACCGTCAGACATTACTAAAGGCTTTTCAGGATTACCAAGCTAATGTAGGTGAAAACCCGAATGACTTTGTTTATATTGGTAAAGATTCGACTGATCCAGAAATGAAAGAGCTGTACGATTTGTTACCTAAGCAAGCAAAGCGTGACATGAAAAATATCTGGAATAATGACGGGATGTATTTCCGTGAGTCGGTAGTACGTACTGCCTTTGGCTTCCGTAAGTGGAGTATTGCAGAAACAGCAGAGTACCCTATGGTTTCTCCATTACTTAATGCAATGCGAGGTAAGGGTGCTTACGTTCATATCACTAAAACGCTAGAAACTATATGGCAAGAATTCGTAGATTTAGCTAAAGACTATATTGTTATTAAACTGTATACCACAGTAATGAATAACGGTATTAGTAACACCATACTGTTAGGTATGAAAGGTGTACCACCAAATAAAATATTTGAATACCAAATACGTGCGTATAAAGCATTAGATAAATATTTAGCTGAAGAACAAAAAATGAATGACCTTAAACGAAAGTTAAGAGTCAGTACGCATCTGAATCAGAAGCAGAAAGAAGCTATGCAACATGATATTGCATACCTGGAGGGCAATTTAACAGCAAGCCCAGTGAAGAAGCTTTTGGATGAAGGTGTATTTCAAACAATTAGTGCCGAGGAACTGAATATAGGTGAAGACCCATATAGTACTCGTGGTAAATTATTGGATTACGTTGAGCCAGTGACTTCCAAAATACCACAGCCTATAAAGACTGCTTACGATTGGACGTACATGACGCATAAATCACCACCGTACAAGTTAATGCTTAAATTGACTCAGTACAGTGACTTTATTGCCAGGTACACTCTGTATACACACAGAATGGAAAAAATGAATCCAAAAACAAAAGAAGAGCATGATCAGGCACATGAAGTTAACTTGGCTTTGATTAAAGAAACCTTTGTTAATTACGATGACCCTACGCATAAAGCTCTTCAGTACGGTAACGATAATGGTTTGTTCTTGTTTACGAAGTTCCCATTACGTATTACCAAGGTTGCTCTTACAACGTTTGCAGAGAAGCCTGTGTCACATGCAGGGCTATTTGCCTACGAACACTTGTTTGGGGATGTGTCATACATCACGGATTCGATTAACCCACTAGATTGGATAGGTAAGGGTAATAATCCGTTTGATATATTGGATAGTGCTACCGATGCAGGCTTACTAACTATTGCAGAAGATGCATTAGAGGCTGTCGGTATTAATTTATAAGTAACGAAACAGGGGGATAGAACCCCTAGTCTCGTGTTGGTGCGCCTGGACTTACAGGTACCTATCTCTGTCTTCAGCAATTGAGCGTTTCTCTTGATTATATTCCGATATAACTAGATACACGACAGCTGCTGTTACACTAAAGATAAGCACCACTAAAAGTACAGGTATAATGACCCATAAAGCGAATAGCACTGCTACTACGCCTAGAGTCTGAAGAAGATCCTTTATCATTATTACTGTTATTGGTTCTAATTAAACAACGAGGAGGATTCGGCTGTACTACCTCCTTCGCTATTGTCTTCTTCAACATCATCTGATGCCGCTGCGGAAATATCTATCACAGCTGCATTAGATTTCAGTTCTTTACTCGCAGATAGACCAGCGGTTATGCTGATTTCTGCTTTATGACCATTGCCGTTACGTCCAGCAGTAAGGTCAATATCTATGACTTTCCCAGATGTATTAATGCCTTGGTTTTTTACGTAGGCAGTAATAGCATCTTTGATTTCAGTATCATCGATGGTTAATTTCATTTTATTTTTATCCTCTTATTAAGTGGTTGGTTAAAAGTGGTGAACTAGTCTATTGGCTCACCGTTGTCATCACACTTCCGCAGTGCTAATCCCACTGGGAATTGCATAACACCATCATCTGTGTATGTTTGGAACTTACAGGTGATCCACTTACCAATGTAACCCTGTTTGTTATCTAACATGGCTTTACGTTCATCATGCGTACGTTTAGGGGTTACCTTGCACTCCATACCATTCTTCTGCATGACAGTAAGCATGGCGTTACCATTACTGTCTTGCCATACAGCAGTAATCTTGGCTTCATCATCCATAAAATGTTTGTACTTAAACAGGTCAGGAGAGCGTTTAGCAATGCCATACTCAGCATTCCAGTGACGGATGATTAAACCTTCGTAACCATCTTGTGTGTATTCGCCATGTTGAATTTTCATATCCTTTTCATTAGTAATTTCGTGGCAAGGAACTAATACAAATACATCTGGACCATTGTAATCGTGTAATGCATCACTCAATATTGCATAACGATCTTCAAAGTCTAAACCTGGTATGATCAAGTCAAACAAGTAATATTTAACGTTCTCTGTTTCACCTTTGCGGTATTTCTTAACCAGACGCATTATTCCTTGTAGGGATAAGCCATGAATATACGCTTCACCATCTAATGCGAGACATTCAGCATAATTACCTTCAGCTAAGAAGCGATTTATTATTATTAGTAGTTCATTAGTTGGTTGGATTAAGTGCGGGACAACGTATGTTTCACCTTTACGCGTCATGGCTTCATGCCCTGGCTCATCACGATAACGATTACCATAGGTAAGGCGTACACCATCTAACTTAGGTTGTGTTACTACCTTATCCCAGTTAACTCGATGAGGTACTTTCAGGTAATCCAGTGCAAGCATAGGACGTATCTGACGGTTAGCTAATTTTACATCCCAATGATAATCATCACGCTCCATTTGGAACGTCCATTTAGCTTGTGCTTCTAGCACAGCCTGTGACTCAGGAGTTGTTGCGTTTGATTTACCAATGTTCTTGGCTTTACATACAGTACTTTGTGACTGCATTTTTCCACCAGTGATCCCGAAGGTTCTGGTGTAGGTATCGCCATTAGTGACGATAGACCACTCTCGTTGTTTACCTTTTGAATCTGTTGCATATAGCGTTCTTGAATAACACATGGGTTACCTCATTTTTTGTAGATTAATCGGCAGTAGTGAGCAATCATTAATGCATCGCTTCTACCGTCCTTTAGTCCACCTTGTGGACCATATATTTCACAATCAGGATAAAGCTGATCACACTTAGTAGCCGTAGCTTTCTTTAAACGTTTAGCTCTTTCTGGTCCTTTAAATTGTGCGGGTACTTTTATGCCCACTTCTTTTTGCCATTTCTTTGGTTGGATAGTGTCGTAAGACATACCCAAGCACTGTAATAGCGTGTGTAGCTCACTGACATTCCAACCAAACGAGAAGTTAGACTTCGCTGACATGTTGCCTAGCGAGTGTACATCCTCGATCATGGTCATCTGAATGCCTTGTACCTTATGGTGTGTAAGCCATTCTCCCTTCGTACGGACACTTTCTTTGTTATCCATGAAGGTAATGATATGGCTACCATCAGTCTCTACTGTTAAGAAACAATGAGCACCAGAGGCACCTGGGTCTATTCCGACGAAGTTAGCTCTTGGCATGTTTAACGTTCCTTTTTATTATTTTTTCAAAACCCAGTATTTGCTCGATAGGGTAATCGTATTTAACACGGTGGTTTACTGTAGTGCGGGGTATATCAAGATGATCAGCCCATTGAGATTGAGATAATCTCCACCAGTAGCCTGCTATTTTGTAGTAGAAGAACCTACGGCTATTGGAACCTAGCTCGTATTTGTTTCTATTTACTTTCTCAGGAATCCGCTTACCTTTTTTCAATATAGTCATCAGGTGCTTCATTTGTTACTGCCTTTAAATAATAGGTGAACACTGCCTGATAGCCCATCAGGTTAAGTCGGACAGACTCAGTGTTCTTGTTCTTTTGTTAGATAGATTCATGTACCATTGGTTGTACCGATATAAGTTGTCCTTCATATTTACTTACTG